ATAGCAACCTGTGCCTTTGCAAAAGCATCTTCAATAATCTTAGAACGAACAGTTCTAACACCACGTGTAGTAGTAGCCTCAGCCTTGATAAGAGCATCAATAGTCTCATCAATGATAGGCAATGGAACTTTGGCTGAATTCATCCAGTCACGCAGTCCAGTACCAAGTCTATCAAGGTCATCTAATGGAAGAATAGCAGAACGTACAGCATATGTACTTAATGCCTTTTCCATCTTTTCAATAATGCCAAGCATTTTCTGACTTACTGGTGCAGATAACTTAATCATAGGTTGTGATACTTCTAAGCCTGTTTGGGCTTTGAGTAGCATACTACGAGCAATTACTGGGTCTGTTGTAGACGCTGCCAAGTTTTCGCGTAATATACGAAGAACATCATCAGATGTAGGAGCATCTGCAAGTTGGCGTACTAAATCTAAGTCAAGTTTATTATTGAATAAACGTGATATGGCAGAAGGGCTTGTCTCATTTGCAATGATACGAGCAACTACAGCAAATCGTTTTCCAAGTAAGTATTCATTTGCTTTTATTGTATTACTTGCTAATGAACCACCAATGCCATCAATGAGTCCAGCATCAGCACGGATATACTCCCTCATTGCTTTGTTCTGACCAATTTGTAATTCTAAATCCATTATGCTACCAAGTTCGGTATATTCTGGATTGTTCATAATCTTTTCGATAAGTTCTGGGTCTTTTTTAGCATAGTCACGCAACGCTTTGATTTCTTTTAGTTTGCGGTCTAATCCTTCACGTCCAGCCTTTGCTTCATCAAGTGCCGCTTGAGCCTTTGCAATAACATCTTCTGCTGGTTGGATAACTTTTTCTACATCAAGCATAGCCTGTGCAGCCTGTGCTGGGTCCATGCTTTTGGCAAGAACGCTACTAGCATCTACTGCTCTACCTGTCAATGTAGATGGCTTAAGAACAATGCCACCTTGTCCACCGTGGATAGCGCGGATATTTGAGAACCCATCTACTTTCCAAATCTTACTTACAAGACTCATAACCTGAGCCATTGCTCCACCATTTTTATCTGATGCCATAGAAAGGCTATGTAGGGTATTTAGGAATGTTGCTAGATTCTGTTCACCAGCACCTTGAAGCAAATCATCTACAAAACCTTGCGTATCAAGTTGCTTGAGAATAGCGCTTTCATTATCAAATAAAGCAAAGTTATCTACAAGTTCTTTTATACCGTTATGTAAGGCAAGACGGCGATTGATTTCTTTTGCTGCTCTTTTTGTATCTCCAGCAATATCAGTAAAATCCTCAGCCAAGTCTACAATATTGTAATCTTTTGCTATACCCTTTTTTAGAACAAACTCATTTGCTCCACTTGCGCCAAATGTAATTGTATCAGCAGTAGGTAGTTCATTGACAAATATACCATCAAAGGAATTCAATAGATTCTTGTCATCAGCAGATAACTGTGCTAAATTATCTACAATATCTTTCTGAGTACCAAAACGAATAGAATCCATGATTACTTTATTTACGTCAGCATCAGGAAGTGCTACTTTAGGAGCACCTTTACCAGTAACTGTTGGTAAATTGACCTTCAACAATTCTAATAATCCTGCAACTTTTTGCTCTGCGGTCTTTTCTTCTTTGACAATCTTTGGCTGAGAAGCCTTTTGTAGATTTTCCTCAGCCTTCATGTAATGATTATCATAAACGCGTGTAATGTTTCCAACAGCATCTTGACGCTGAGCAAGTAATTCTTTTTCAGTAGGAGTTAGAGCAAGGTCTGCTACGTCTGCTTGATACTGTAACAATTCTTTTTCTTGCTGTGCAATGGTTTTCATTTCGGCTGCTTTTTTACCGCCGCGTGCAACCTTGGTAAGAGCACCAGGTCCAAGCCAAGTTGATGGGTCTAAAGCAACATTGAGTGTTGCATCAACAATTCCAGATGTAACTTTGTATAGTGTGCTATTAGGGTCAGCGCCAACAGTTTTCATCGCAGCGCGACCAATTGTAAATGATTTGCCATCTACTCTACCAAATGCTTGCATAGCACGTGCTTGTTCTTTGCCAACACGAGATTCAGGTGAAATAAAGAAACCAGAACCAGTACTTACTCCACCACCATTGACAACATCTTGAGCAAGTGCACCAAGAGTTGTAGATTTTCCAGTAAGCATTGTTAAAGGATTAATATCTTTTACAAATGCTCCACCAGCACCTTTTTCACCTTGTGTAATAGCGTATGCATCGCGTCCAACTGTTGTTACATAGTCATACGGTGAACGTAATGCTGCAAAACCTACGCGTGTAACGCCTTTGAGACCACCGTAAATAGATTCAGTAACTTTTCCAAGCAAACTTTTATCATTTGCAGCCATGCTTGGTAGTTTTTTGACAGCAGTTGCTGCACTAATAAATTGATTTACCCCGTCAATAGATGCAACAGAGCCAATTCCAGGAGTCTCTGGAGTAATTCCTCTTTTTACAAGAGAAGTAATAACTTCTTTACTCATATTTGGATACTTTTTGACAATTGCATCAAAGTTAGTATGCTGAGTTCCGTCTAATCCAGCAATCTCATTGTCAATTAGACGTTGAAGAGAATCTCCAGGGTTGTCAAATAAACCAACTCTTTTGAATTGAGGACTCTTAGGGTCATATTTGCCAAGGTTGATATCAGCCACTAATAAGTTCCTTCTTGGTGATAAGCCTCTAGCATATTGCGAAGTTCAGGAGAAGGATTTACTTGGTACATTGCAGCAATAAGAACATATCCTGGGTCAGCAGTATTAAAACGTGCATTTAGAGTATTAGGACCGCCACCTGCTGTGTCAAAACCAGCACCATCTGTAATAGGTGTAGCAGGATTTCCTGGTGCAAATGCATTTGTTACCTGAGTTGAAGGTGCAACAGGTGTTGCAGGTACGGCAGGTGCAGTCATGGAAGGTTTAGGGACATCAGTAGAAGCACCCTGTGCTAATTGAGTATTTGTATTACGCACATTGTATGCGCCACCACTAGCATTTTCAATTTTTCTTCCATCATTTTGAATTCTTTTTACACGTGCAGAATTGTTTTTATCTAGTCGTCTGCTCATTGATGCGGGCATAGGTACTTGTTCAGCCATAATTAGTCCTCGTCCTCGTCCATGTAATGTGCAATGTCTGTATTAGTTGGTATCTTGAATGATACCCAATCAGGATATGAATCTTTTGTAGCCAGTAACCATAAAGCATTATCATTGGTAAATCCAGCATTACGCAATGCTCGATGGTATTCATTCAACCAGATGCAATAAACTTCTAGTTGGTTATAAGAATCTGTATCTACTGTGGCGACTTTACGTTTTCTTGTTGCCACATTAGCCTCCTAAGCCTGCCAAAATACTTTGTAAATCTTGAGGTGCTTGTTGTTGAGGGGCTCCCCCAGAGGGTTGTCCAGGAACGGCTGGGGACGGGGGCGCTTGTTCAACTGGGCCCTGTATGCCTGGAGGAGCCATCTCTGGCTGAGTTGGTTGCTGAGGTGCTTCCACCTTAAACACTGCCAACGCAGCAGCCTCTATACTTTCCCCTCTGCGACGACGTTCAATAACGTCGGCAATATTCTGAATTAGTTTAGAAGGGTCTTGACCTTGTGTAGCCATTGCAGGAATTGCCTGAGCACTTGCAGTAATTGCAGCACTAAGGTTCTCGCGCATTTGTTCAATTTCAATACGTTGTTCTTCAAGTGTGACGTTAACACTCCAAGGAAGTTCACGACGAATAAAGTCTTTAGATACTAAGTTAGCACCAAGTGCTTGTAATGAGAAGATAAGTGCACGAGATGGGTCAAGTCCAGCCATCAAGCCATAACGAACTTCAATAGAGAAGTCGCCCTTGATGTCTTTGCTTGGAAGATACTTGAGTTCATATGGTGTGCCTTGTGCAACTCCACGAACATTCTTCTCTTCATTGAATAGTAATTCATCCATCTCAAAGCATATCTTTAAGATATCTTCTAATGTTTCTGCAAGAATTGTTTGACCAGCCTTGATTTGTGAATCAAAGGCGCCAAGCAGGGCTTGTACTCCTTGACCAGTAATAATACTGGCATCAATGTTTCCAGTCCTGCCCTCGGGGTAACGGGCACCAAGTCTCATTTCGGATTGGAGTGCGGCTTGTTCTTGGAAGGCAGCGGCTGGAACATCTAGTCGTACACGCCCAACCGCTTGAGGCTGGGATGTACGAATGATTGCATCAGGACCCATTGGAAGGTCAATAACATCTTGAGGTACTACGAGTGGGGCTTGAACCGACTTTTCAGCAGCCTCCATAGCAAGATTAGCGAATCTCGCACGGGCAAGTTGAACATATATCACATCATCAAACTGACCACGAGAGTCATCATCAATTCCTGGACGACGTGCAATTTGCACAGTCATCTTTCCTGTTAAGTTTTTTGCCTCATTGAGAATCAGATTCTGTCGTGATGGAATGTACAAGACAGTTATGTCTTTATCCATATAACGAATCACTTCAAGAGGTGAGTTGGTGTTCTGCTTGTATCCCATTTCGCCGAGTATAATGTGAGCGAATTCCGGATATTCATTTGCTAGTTCACCAATGGTTTTTAGGTATCGTTTTGCATAAGCAATACAACGCCCAAATCTATCGTATTCTGGATAAGCACCCATAGGGTCTTCAACGCGGATACGGGGTAGGTTAGTTTCAAAATCAGGCTCTACGTGGATAGGCAAGAATCCATAAGAGAAGTACCAATCTGCTCCCCAGTACATTTGTGACTGTAAGCGTGATTGATACACGTAGTTGTTAGCAATCATACCGCGCTTATCTGCAAAAGTACGTCCTCTATCAGAGGTTACATTTGTAGCAGAGCAGTTGAATGAAGGTAATGGTGCAAGTACTTCTGCCAAGTCGCGCGCAGCAACATCGACAAAGTTTGCAATCATAGGGTGTTGCATGCCATCAGGGAATAGGTCAGG